TATGACCAGGGGTCCGCATTTTTTGCGAGGTCCCCCCGGCTTGAGTCGAAATAGCAGAAATAGCAGAAACTCAAACGTCTCTCACAACTTTTCTGTAAATTCCGACAAGATTTAGCTCCACAATCTCATCGATTGCTTGCTCGTTCGCCAAGTTGTCATCAACTTCTGACAGATCACCAGAGGTCCGTGCCACCCTACCTAGGTATGCCGAGGTGTGGTACCCGTGTTGAACATCCCATAAGTACCACTTATCGAACTCATCGAAAGGATCGTAAGGATTGTCAGTAGTTGTTAATCTACACAATCTCATGTTTAGTTCCTCACTTCCTTTCTTCTAAGTTCATGCAAGAATAGCACGACGAACTGTCGATGTTGAGACACCAAGTGCTTCAGCAATCTCAGCGTTGGTTGCTCCATTACGCTGCATAGCTTCGGCTCTCGCTATCTGAGCGTTACTCAAACCTTGCTTAACCTTTGGTGTGGCCAGCTGTTTGATGTAGTCGATGTCAGCGTTAGCGATGACTTGCTCCAAGAAGTGGTTGGAGACTGCGCCCTTCTGTATGGCTTCCCACTCTCGTGGTGTAGGTTGTACCCTACTGCCTGCCTTATCTGCGCCTAGTCTCTGGCGCGCAGTACGCAAAGCCATTGACTCGATCTTCGCTGCTTCGTCAGCATCCATGTCCGGGTTGGAGGCCCGCTTGGCATCAAGTACCCCTTTTGCTACCGCCTGGGCTTGTCTCTCCAGGGGTTTATTCTTGAGGGCGGTGTTTAGTTTAGCCCGGAGGGATGAAACCTCGGGGGCGTATGTTTCCGCAATAGCAGGGTTCTTGACAATGGATGGTTGGTTAATAGATTCCTTACGGGCCCTGTTAGCCATGGCCTTGAGCTTATTAGCATGGTCGGCATATAGCGCTTCCATAGTGGTACCTGAAGATAGCGCATGGGCGTCTTTAACGGTACTCATCTTACGGGTCTCGGTTTGATAATAAACCCGTTTAACAGTACCATTCTTAAGACGCTTCTCGTAATAGCGACCAGTCTCTTTATAAATAAGCTCGCCAGTTTTGGGATCTATAGATCTGCCTTCTGAAGCGCGACGAAGTTTCCGCTCAGGAACATACACCTTCGACTTAGCCAGCGAAATGAGTGTGGATGCACCGCCACCATTCTGATATTTCTGCTTCAGTTGAGCAATGCCATTATCTTTTTCAGACTGAACATAATTCAGCCCATGCTTTTCGGCATCGATAACAACCATCGAATGGCGGACAGCCCTAGCCAATTCACTCGGCTTAGCCTGTTTGAGGGTCATATCGGTAATGAGATTACTGATCTTACCCATTTCGGTCTGCGTATTTGTCATACGCTTCATTCCCGGAACCGCGGGGTATGCAGTCTTAGGATCGAAACCTTTCAAACCCCGAAGCGGAGGAGCAGTTCGAACTTTGGTAGTTCCACCGAGTGGAATAACGACAGCATTATCGCCATCGAAATCGGCTCCCGACAATCGTTCGGCAACAGACGGGTGAATACCGATTGCGTCCTTCGCTTTTGGCGAAATAAGACGGATTCCATCCTTGAATTTGTTGTTGACAACAAGCTCAGGAATCTCGAATGTTCCACCGTGAGGGTATCTAACTAATGCGACCCGCTCACCGTGTTTGAAATTCGGAGCATAGACTTCATTCGGCTTAATATTCTTAAGCGGAAGAATGACCTGTGCCGCTTGACGTGGCAATGCAGCGGCTTTAAGATGGACCGAAGCCGAATCAGCAGACTCTGCGAACTTCTCGAGAAGCTTCCGCTTGATAACCGGGTTGGTAAGCGACATGATCTCTTGGAAATCGTCGTCAAACTTTTTCCGGGTAATCCCGAGCTGGCGCTTAGCCATATCGAGACTCTGCTTCGAAAGAAACTGCGATGCCAGAGACTTGCTCCAGTCGTCCCAGGATCCTTCGTCGTTAACCAGATTAAGCGGGGATAGCTTCTTCTTTCCGTCCTTGCCAATATACTCCATCTGGCGTCTAATGGTGGCGCCGAATGGGTTATCGGGATCGGATTTAAGCGGTTTGAGCGCATCCATCTTGTTTCCGGTGTTCTTCTTATTGGTGTTGAAACGAACATCAACACCTTTCGGAAGATCATCAGAATACATAGCCATACCCTTTAGATAATGGGTTCCATCCACAGCAATGCGGACCTGAGCATAATGGCTATTACCCAAATCCAGATCACGAACTCCGCGACGAAGCTCAATGACACCATCCATATCACTACCGCCGTCTGGCCCATACTTAACTTCGAGTCTCTTGGAATCGAGGTTACTAGGCTTCCGAATACCAGTAGTAATATCGCCGTCACGCACAACAACACCGGGAGTGCGAATCTTATCAAGGTTCTTCACCACTTCCGATTTAGGAGTGCCGGGAGGAGATAGGACACGAATGTTGGTGTATCGGTCCGAACCCGCCTGCTTCAAATATACATCGTGAGTCTCGTAACCCTCATTCTTGAGCATCTCGACAGCGGCTTTAAGCTGCTCGTTGGATACTCCGAGGTTGAGTTCGACACCCGTGCCGTAATCAATGAACTTACGGTTATCTGCATCCTCGCGAAGAATATCAGCGGTCTTCGAAATCTTGTCCTTGCGAGCGAGCGCATCCGGCTTGAGAAGCTCGCGAACGGAACTCTCGTTGAGACCCATCTCGCGACCGATCGCTGAAGTAGACAAACCCTTCTCTTTAAGAGTCAGGGCACGATGCACCTTATCGGCTTTCAACTCAGCATTGGCATTGGTAATATGCGCACGAAGCTGAGTGGTCGTAATACCCATCGCTTTAGCGATCTGTGGCTGCGAAAGCCCTTGCTTGCGAAGTTCCTCGATCTGACCTTTGAATCCGTGAGCCGACTGATATGGTTCTTTACCAGATCCCCACGGATATCGCCCAGACCTCCGGGGCATACCGTAGTGCTCTAGGTAGTCGTCGTGATCCTCAGTTGAGAATATCACGCGTCCTCCTTAGCTTTCTCGATAAGCTTATCGAAGTGGACAATGCGGGACATGATATGCGCGACATCATCCATGTTCGGAACATAGATCTGCACATCATCGTTTTGGTAGATACGAAGCTCTGACTCAAGGCTCATCGGCTTCTCATTATACTCGAGACAGAACAAGGCGGCATAGACCATCAATTGGTCCATCTTAGCGCGACTCGTTCCCGTCTTGAGATCGTGGATCCGAAGAAACCCCTTCCTCTCGTCGAAGGATATGGCGTCCGCAGTACCGAAGGCATTAACTGAATAGAAGAGGATAACCTCGGGATCCATCTTGAATCCGATGGCGTCATTCACATAAGCATTGAATGTTACCTTATTACGGGGCATCCTCATCTTGAGTCGGATATGTTCTGCGGCGAGCGCGTGGAGTCGCGTGCCGTGTGCGGCTGCCTGAGCGGTCGTAAACGTGGACACGAGTTTCTCATCGTCGTAGTTCAACCAAGAGTACTTGGAGGCACTAAGGAAGGCGTGCGCTCCCTCCAGGGTTGAGTGTGAGTTCCAGATCATGAAGAACGTGCTCCTTGTTCTCCGGGGATATGAATGCGCCGAATGACACGGCATTGGCCTTCTTAATGTAATAGTCTTGGTTAGGCTGGTGCGCCTCTTTAGCAGACTTCTTAACTTCGAGGAAGGCCCAGCGGTCTTGGTAAAGGACCGTGAGATCGGGGATGCCCTGAATATGGTTGGGGTCGTTCTTGAGAACCAGGCATCCCGGAAGGCGTTGTTTGATTTCTCGGATCAAACCTTTTTGGAATATACTCTCGCGAGCCATTCGCTTTGTCCTTTCAACAAGTCGAGTAGAGAAGGGACAGAGGATCACAAAACATGGATCATCCCCACGATCACTCCGTACCTGTCACTTGGGAAGAAAGGACACAAAAACCCATATGTCAAGTTTATTTGACATGCGACAGAATAAGGCGTTTTGCCCCATTCTGTCCCTTCTCTTCATTATACGCGAAGTATCTCACGCTAGGACAATGACCCACAAAATCGTGTTGGACCCTTTTTGAGCCTCAAAACCCTTACTCTCTATATTTTTTAATTTTTACT